ATCTGTCCCGTTCCAGACGTTGCTCGATGCGCGCTGCCAACATTTACCGGAAAGGTGTTCGGTGTAACGCTGGATCACGCCGTTAGTGTAGGCACCCGGAAACACTTCCAAAATACCGGCCAGCATTGCAGGGTAGCCGTTGGCTACTGTTGCCTGCGTAGGGGATGTCTGCGAATAAATGCCGAACTTGTCACGCCCAAACGTATTGATATTGGTGTTGCCGAGATTGGTAGACGATAGTGGCATCGCTCCCACGTCCACCGCCGTCAGAGTTTGGTCTGCGCTTAACGCCTTACCGTTAATTTTGCGCGTAGAAGGTACGCGGGTATTGGCGTTGTCGTTGGCAGCCTTCACCGCTTTTGGCGTGGCGGCCAGCGCTTCGCTGGTACTGCTGACCGAGCTGCTCAGCTGAACAAATCCCTTTGCCGCCGTTGTGCCGTCAGGATGATTGCGCGATTTCTCATGCGCGGCCAGCAGGTCATTCACATACTGCTCAGTAGCCATAATCACCGAGTCGTCGATCAGCAAGCTGATTCCCTCGGTGTTGCTGACCGCAATCACCATGCGCAACGTCTGCGTGCGGCCTGAACCCTCCGCAAGCGTCGGTTTATAGGTGTCCGCCATGTTGCAGACGGCAATCAGCGCGCCGTCGCTGCTGAACAACCCCATTTCGCGCATCCAGAAGCCGCCGACGCTGGCAGACAGCACCGCTTCGGCAATGACCCAGTTTCCGTGCGACGGATCAAGCTTCAATGAGTTGAGCGGCGTGCGGTAGACCTCTTTTACCAGTTTGGTCTGTGAGGCAACAGGCGTTGTTGCCTTGCCGTTGCCGTCGCCGACGGCCAGCTGCGTAATGTTAATGTCAGTCCCCGCCGCAATGGCCGCCGCGATGCGCGCCTGGCCGAGCGTGGTGACAACGGATTTAAATGTGCTCATATCGTCCTCTTATGCGGGGTAAACGGTCAGCAGCTCGCCGACGTACTGCGCTGCGCCAATGTAAACGTCGCCTTTAATATCCTGGGTAATGGTCAGCCCGATCAGATGGCGGCTTGCGGGTTTGGCATCGGCTATCAGCCGCTCCATCTCGTTATACATTTCTTCGGTGATGCCGGTTTCCAGCACGCCGATGTCCAGGCGAAACGTCCCCGGTTCGTCATTCGTTTCCCACCACTCGGTCACGTTGATCAGGTAGCCGAGCGGCTCCACCACGCGCCGGATGGCACCAATGGTTCCCTTGTGGCAGTGAATGAACCAGGCCGACTGAATGACGCGGCGTTTGGTGGCGACAGGCCAGTTTTCATCCCAGCGGTCAACCGACAGCGCCCACGCCAGGTAAGGTAAAAACTTTGCCGGACAGGTCAGCGGATCCCAGAGCTGCCGCAGCGGCACCGGCACGTTTTCAAGCGCGGCGCAGGCGTCGGCGGCGGCTACCTCCAGCGCTGATGAACCGACGGGCAGCAGGCGCTCACTCATCGTAGCCGCCCACTTTCAGGGTGTACGCGGTGCAAAATGACGCCTGGGTTTTGTCCAGCTCGATGTCGGCCTTCGGGCTTTTCAGCTCCACCCGCTGGACGCCCTCAACGTGCAGCGCGGCGTAAATGGCGGACAGCCGGATGTCGCGGCCTAAACGGTGCTGCGCGGTGGTGTAGGCGATAAGCTTCGCCTCGGCGGCTGCGCGGATGGGTTCGGCTTCGGGACCTGGGAACAGATACAGCACGGCATCAATGGTGTAATTCACGACGGTGGCTGACTGGACGGTCACGCGGTCAGCCACGGGGCGCACGTTTTCATCGTTGAGCGCGGCCTGCACTTTCGCCAGCAGGTCGGCGGGCGCGGTGCCGTTGCCGGTCTGTGCCAGCACGGAAATAGTGACGCACGCGGGCGACGGACTGATCACCGAAATGTCCGCCACGCGCCCGTCGGCAGAGCGCCCGTGATACTCATACGCGCCGACCGGACCCGCCACGCTCAGCCCTTCAAACGCCTGCTGCGCACGGATACGAAAATCGGCGTCGCTTTCCATCACCGCCGCCACGGCGGGCACGCTGGCGGTATCCGCAGGCGTGATGGTCAGGCGTTCCACGCTGAACGTCGCCGCGATGTTGTCCAGGTCTGCGCCGGTGGCGTAGGCCAGCATGACGGCCTGCGCCGCCTCGTTAACCCGCTGACGCAGGATCACTTCGCGGTAGGCGTTCTCCTCCAGCAGTTTCACAATCGGCTCAGACTCCAGCGTCAGCGTGCGGGCGATGGCGGCCTGCTGGTCTTCGGGGTAAAGCGAGACCAGCGTGGCTTTGCGCTCCGCCAGCAGAATTTCATAATCCAGCACCTCCACCACGTCGGGGGCGGGTAACTGGCTCAGGTCGATAGTTGCCATAAATCAGCTCACTGGAAGGGTTAAGGAGATGGCGGCGGACGTGTCTTTGCGGATGCCGGTGAGTTCAACCACTGCTTTCCCGTCGAATGTCGTTTCAAAGGTAATGCCGGTCAGGCTGACGCGCGGCTCCCATTTCAGGATCGCGCTGTAACAGGCCGCCATGATTTGCAGCCGCAGCGCGGCATTCTGCGGGCGGTCAGTCAGCTCAGACAACAGCGAACCATAGCCGCGGCGCATGACGCGGGAGCCGACGGGCGTGCGCAAAATGTCGCTGACCGATTGCTGGATGTGCGCTAGGTCTTCGACTGCGCGCCCGGACACGCGCGCCATGCCGATGTATTTTGCGTTACTCATGACGGCACCTGTGTTTGACCGCCGCCCGTCTGGACACCGCCGTGTTTATGGGTATGCACAACCACGCTGTTTGATGTGATGCTGCCGCCGCTGTGTGTGAGGTTGCCGGTTAGGGTGCCCCCCTGTTTAATTTCGATAGTGCCGGTGGTGAGTTTTTTCGTGCAGACCACCTCCGGCGTGTCGAGCGTGATGCGGGTTTTCGCCGTGCAGGTGATCAGCGGGGCGGTGACAGCCACCTTATCGGCAGCGTTCACCGTTGCAGACTGGATACCGGTTGCCAGCAGCGCGCCGGCTTTGGGTTCGTACTCGATCACCGCACCGTCCGGGAAAGTGACGTGCATGGCATCGGCTGACGCCGATGGCGCAGGGAATTCATCAGAGAAAACGCCGGGCATCACAAAGGAGGTGTCGAGTTCACCGCCCAGGCAGAACAATAAAACCTGCTCACCGGTGGACGGTGCCCACCAGGAACGCGAGCGCCCTGCGCGGGAGGTCAGCCAGTGCAGCCAGTCGGTGACATTGCCGCCGGTGTTCACGCGACAGGTGCCCGCAACTAAATCCACCTCGGCAACGGTGCCAATGCGGATCAGATTGCGCAGCAGGCGCGGAATGTCGTGTTTGGGAATGGATGTATTCATGGATAAAAGAATGCCGCCCTGTCAGGCGGCATACAATTTGAGGCAGGTTGATGGCGGGTGGCACAACGTGGGGATCACTGACTTAGGAATATTAACTCTAACTTGAGCTGACAAATTTCGTAGGTAGAACATCAACAAATCTGACAGTCGGCTTTGAGCGATCCGCGGACATTGCTATTAGCATTCTGAGCGAATCAACAGAGAGCAGAACCGAAGGAATAGGCTTATCAGGCAAAGAGATAATTCTAAAGCGATAGATCGATAACTCATTAAAGATAAAATGCAAAAAAATATTTTATGTTTACACATTAAGATGTCAGTAAGCATACCCCCCGGAGTATTCAGAGGGGGGTATGATTGTGCATACATCTAATTCAATCTATAGATAAATGAGCTTTGAGTGCATTATGTATATAAATCTTCTGACCAAGTAAAATGTCATCATCCCCACGAAAGGAGAAACGAAACCTTTTCTTTCCTGCCTGACTTTCACTAGAATAATTACCAATAACACCAATCCTATATAGGTCTATTAATATCTCAGTAATTGAGTTATTATCAATAAGTTTTTTTGTATCAGGATAGGATTGCGCGATGCTCTCGGCGTGTATAGAAATCTCTTGAATGGTTGAAATTTGAGTATATCCATATAGGATATTCTTGATCCCATTTATTTCTTCTGACTTGTATTTTGCTTTAAGTTCTTCAGTCAGCTCAACCCAACATGCAGAAGAATACCTTTTTCTAATTGCTTCCAGAGACTGAGTACTAAAAGCACTCTCCTCACCATAGCTATCTTGTGCGGAAAGTAACAGCCTGACAATATCACGAGGACGATACCAAGAATTATGAAGGAGATATGTTTGAGGTTTTTTATTATGGATAAGCTTAGGGAAGTAAGTACTCCACAACTCAGCTGGATGTAATACTTCTAA